CCCTGGTGGAGACTTTGCAGTCTCGCCGCCCAGGGCCTGCTCAGGCTATAGCAGACGCGATCGAGCCAGCCGCAACACCAACGGCACGGCCGATCATCCCGACGGGACCGGGAATGAGTGAAATCAAACTGCCGCCGGCTTCTAACACACGCAAGAAGCGCTCCCAGAACCCAGCGTTCTCGAAAGCTGGGACGGCAATCGGCATTTCCTTGGCAAACTTCTCGTACAACGTCAGCGCCACGGGATCATGATCTGGCGATTGGTGCGCCAGAGCAGCGAGCAGATTCCCGGGCCGCGGCAAATACTCCACCATGGCTGTCACTGACACCTGGATCGGTATTGCGCCACCGCTGGTGTATGGTATCAACGCCACTGTCGCCATCATAGTCTCATCGAACAGACAAACGTGCCCTGACAAGATTCCTGAATCATTGGCGGATGCTATATCAATAGGCACTGTCGGGTGCTGTGTAATTACGTCACGGAATGCCCAATCGGGATCCGTGGCGACCATTGTGGTATACAGACCATTTGCCAATGGACCTGAGTAGTGCGTGCCGCTAGATATGCGATCGACTGCACAGCCTTCAAGACCAGAGACGCACATCTCCACCGCACCCCCGGATTGTGACCCAAGCAACAAGCGGACTGGTATCCGCGTGCAAAAGACAACACCGGGTGTTAATGCGGGTGCGCTTGTGGGAATGATCTCCATGGTACCACCCAGGACCCGAGCCGACGCCACAGGGGGCGCGGCTGTCGAAGTCTGGGTTGCACAGTCACCAAATATCTGCGTTTCGACAGATGGGAAGTGATGTGGCGCCCACGATGCTGTCTTAGTTATAGCATTCGTGGTTATAGTCCATAAACAACTTGGCATGCAAGGTAGCAATGCGCAAACCAAGAAATCATTGGATGTACCTGGAGAGGTCAACCCGACTGTCAATTGGTGCTGCATTACAAAGGTGGGTCCCCCAAACCGGTCCGGCACGCCTGGTGGCACCAGCCCCGGAAAGTCACGTGGCGCAATGGCGGCCTTCAGAAAGACCAATCCACTTGGCGTGATTGTCACACGCTTAGCGCGCCCCGCACGACTCATTGGTCGTGGGACGGCGCGGGTCGTGTAGGGGTTCACCAACTGCATGTTTGGTGCGTTGTTTCGTTTCATAACTGTGTTAACGGTTGTACCCGCTCTAACACTGCCATAGCCGGCGGAACCTCCGCCGGCACGTCGTTGCAAGCGTCGTCTTCTTGCCATAGTAACCACGTTACCACTCCAGGTGCCACTGCCCCTTCTCCATGGCCACTTGCTGCTGTGGTGTAATACCCCAGGCCTGGTAGAAGGACCAACGCGCTGCTTCCGTCACAGGTTTCAGCGCTGTCCCTTTCTCCAACAAGGCACGGTGCTCCCAATGTTCCTTCAGCACCCTACCAGACCCGCTCTCGGCCAACATCGCCGAATAAGCTTGCAGCACTGGCACGCCGCTGTTGCACGCCATCTCGCACAAACCTATAGTGCGCAAGAGGCGCTGGTGCCCCTTCTCATTGTAGTTGCGCGTCGTCCAGGGTGAACGAATGATTACACGCATAGGATTACGGACCATCCGCCAGCCGTCAACCAACTGGACCGGCCGACACTGACAGAACTCGACCTCGGCCAATTCATAAGCCAACTCCACCTTCGTTTCCATGCCAAACCTCGGACACAGATCACGGACACGCGCCTGGACGGCGGCCAAATGTAGCACATCTGTGACGATGACACTGTCATCACCGTCAACCAGGATCTTGCCGGGGATTACGCCCAGTACCTCAGCCAGAAGCGCGTAATTTACTACGCTATTACCTAGCCCAGTGTTCACGTCTCCCGACATCCTGGTGCCCTTCACTCCATAGCGGGTCCCATTCTTGGTGAAACCTTTATTCACGAGTTGCAATGTCAGCAGTCGTCGCAACCACTTGTTAGGACCAAAGCACTCACGGTAAAACCGGTGCTCTAGGTCCAGCAATGGAACACTCACATGGGCATCATATTTGCTATGATCTAATAGGATGGCGACTGGCGCGTCATAACTGTCCCACGCGTCTACCACCCAACTGGCTCGCTCATAGCTATTCATGCCCTTAGCAATCACGCGGCTCCCATTAACCTCAGCCCGGTATACGTGCTCTTCAATGGCATGTACATACCTGCCCAACAGTAGACAGTACTCCATTGCACGGTATTGGATACACCTGGGCTCTTTAAGTCCATCCTCTGGGTATTTGTCATCCTTGAGAAACATTCTAACATTAGCATGTGCTGTTCTGAAACCGTATTTCTGCAGGTTCTCACGGGCGCGCATGTAGCGGGTCCGCTTACCCCCTGCATAGTGGTCGATTACGCGTTGGAAGCACCACGGCGATAGGACTTCGGGTGGAAGCAAGCGTTGCAAGTGTACGTACAGATCACCCGTGTACGTGAATCGTGCGCCAGTGTCTATTAAGTGGCGCAACGTTAATGCTCGTTGCTCGTTGCATACGCAATCTGCATGGGTCATGATGATCGGCCCTGTACCGGTCAACCTGTACGTGGCACGTCTGGTGGCACACGCAGGCGCACCCAGCTTGTACCACGAACCTGGCAAGAGTCGGCTACCAACCGGCTCAGGTACACACCCCCCCATGCAGACCGCCTCCACCCGTCCAACAACCTAGGCGCGTTTCGGCAGGCTCATTGGCCTTGTAAAAGGCCAGAACCCGCGCCGCAGCTGCCCACTCAAGACGCGAGCGTGCAGCTTCCGTGGTCCATCCTCG